CATTCCGTTTTTCATATTATATGTCCTCGTTATTTATTATTAGTGATTGTCAAATATTCCTCGCTGACCAAGTTAGCCGCCTTGCTTGCCGCGCTGGCGGCATGGACGAACAGCCGCTTGTCCTGCTTGAGTTGCTTAGCCCAATGCATCATGTATGCCGCGCTCTTCTCGTCCAAGCGTTCCTCGCTGATGCCCACGGCTTGGCTCAGGAAAGCCGATCCAAGCTCCGCTACCAACTCCTCCTTGGCGTAGGGATCACTCCCGAATCCGCCCTCGTCCAGCCTGTCTAGCCGTGACTTGTGTCCTGACGCATGGATCAGCTCGTGAAACAGCGTCCCGTAATAGTCTTCGGCTGTGTGGAACTGGTTCATTATCGGAACCGTCACAGCGTCAGTCGCTGGACGATAGAAAGCCCTGTCACCCTCGTGCTTGATCACGGGCTTGTCCGACCACATGCCGACGAGCTTGTCTGCCTCGTGGATGGGATCATGCTCCCGCTTGCCGACAGGCTTGGGGCGTAGATGCTCAAGCCCCTCCGTTTGATCGAGATTCCATACGGGATACGCCTTCAGGAAGCCGATCTTCCGCAAGACCTCATTGCCCCCGTCATCATACCGCTTGGGTTCCCATGACCGCTCGATAAAGCTCCAAAAGCAAACCATCTCAGGCTTCTCGCCCTTCCTGACCTTGCCTTTCTTCGCCTTGATCATCTTGAAACTGCCCCATTGGCTGGAGGTGAACCCTCGTGCCATTCGGGCAAACCCAAGCAGGAACGGGTTCGCTCCGCTATACGGGCGGTTGTCCAAGTTGCGGTCATGTCCCTGCACTTGATCCCAAGGCATAGCCCACTTCTTGAGCTTGCCCGTTTCGATCAGGTCAACGATCTTTTGCGTGATCGCTTGGAACGCATCGAACTTTTTGCCGCTCGACTTGGGCTGTGCTGTCTTCGTTTTTGATTTCATGCTTTATATAATAATTGATTTGTTTTGATTAATGCAAGTTTTTTTTTAAACTATTTTTACACTACTAGTAGTGGGTTATGCCGTGACCTCCTCCAATACAGTCATGCCGCACTCCGCTGGGAACACGTGGCAAGGCTCGTCAGCCCCGTTCTGCTTGACGTACCACTCAGGCGGCTCTACGGGCTGGACGATCATGCCGATGTACCCATGCTCGACGAAGTACTTCAGGACGGTTGCCTTCCCGATCCCGTTCATCTTCACCATGAGCATCGTCCCAACCGCTGGGATCGGGTTGTCCGAGCCTCCGTAGGAGAGGCTGTCGAACTCAAAGTAAGTTTCCTTCTTCGGGGGCTGAACCTCTTCCGCCTCCTTGAGCAAAGCTTCGGGGTCATTGGACACGTGATTCCTGTACCACCTGAATAGGTGCAGGTTATCGTTGTCAACGATGCCATGCGGCTTCCCGTTGTGAGCGTCCTCGATCATTCGCTTGAGCGTTTGATGCGGAAGATCGCTTCCCTTGATAATATCAACCAGTTTGGCTATATATAGCTTACTCATGCTCCCCCCCTTCCGTTGAATTCGTCAGCCATGCCAGCCAAAGCATACAGGGCTTCACGAAAGGGTGTACGTCGACTCAGCTCCCTGATCTCAGCGGCTTGCGTGACTGTCCCGCCAATCATTCGCATGACCTCCGACCGTACAAGCGGCTGGTGCAGGTTGTCGAGCATGACGGGCATCAACGCTGTCCACGTCGGTGTAACGTCCAATGTTTCTTCTTTTTTAGTTTTCATAATTCGATTTGGTTCGATTTGGTTTGTGAGTTGAAAATCAGTCCCAATGGTTATGCACCCTCTCATGGTGCATGTCTGCCTGATGCTCCCGATGGTCATCCATCTCCACTTCAAGCTTGTTTTCCTCATCAAGAAGCTCCTCACGTTCATCAGCCGTGAGTGTGTCATCCTTGAGGCTTTCCCGAATCTCAGCGATGCGGGCATTGCCTTGTATGAGCCATTCTTCAGTTTGTGTGTAAATCATAATTCGATTTGGTTTGTGAGTTGAAATTAAATTGTTCCCAAATCAAAATCGAAATCCATAAATAATGCAAGACCTTTTTTCTTCATAAGTTTCTATCCTGTAAGGATAAATCGCATATGAAAAACACGCGCCACGCATACATATATATATACGTGAAAAAATACGTGAAAAAAAACCTTGCCATACCGCATTCGCTCGTTAAAATTGCTAGTGTATCGAAAAAGCACACAAGCTTTGTTCGAGCAACGACCAGCAATTTTATTTTCACGGGGCATAGCCCCTGACCGCTCTTTTTTCCTCCCCCCATACCCCCCACCTTTTGCTCATTGCCCAAAAAAACCAACCCCCTTACGGGGGCTTTTTTGGTTCATTCGCAATCGACCTATAGCCCCTGCATACCTACAGGCAACAACGCTTGTGCTTCCGACCGCTTCCGCAGGGGCAAGGGGCATTACGCCCTACCTTCGGATGCCTAGTGAGCGTACCGCCCTCTAGGAGCCACAAGGAAGCCGCCCTTCCGCTTTTTGGATGCTCACCCTTCAGCACGACTTTGGAACCCTTTCCGCCCCCCGCTAGGAGGGTGGAAAGGGTTACCGTGGACAGGTAGTTAACTTCGATCATGCGCCAACCCCCTGAGCGATCTCCTTCGCTATGCGGGCTTTCGAGCCGTGGGGATTGATCCAAATCGACCGTTGGTTTGGCTTTGCCAACCCTACGCATAACAGGCAGTCCTCACAGGCTAGGTCATGCGTTTCCGCAAGGCACTCCCGTATCCCTTCGGGACGCTCCCCGCTAACGTGGAAATAACGCAAGCCGATTTCATCGGCGCAAATCCTAGAGGATTCGGTTTCGGTGCTTGCCATGAAATATTGACCGTATTTCAAAGCTAATGCCTTCGGCATCTGATGCCAGTCATGGAAGTAGCCCGTCCATCCTTCGGATGCTTCGGCAATCGCCTTCACCTTTGCCAAAGGCAACAGGCTAGGGTTGCCATAGGCTCCGAACCTGACCTTACGGTCACCGAATACCTTACCGTAGTCCTTCGGACTAAGCTCAGGATAAGCTCCGTTTTTGAAGGCTTTCCATATGCCAAGCGGAGCTTGTCCTACGTTGACGTAGCAACCGTTACCGCTTGCAAATTTGCAACCCTTGCAAACTCCGTTTGCATCCGAACCTGTTTTGACCGATTCGACGGGGCTTTTGTTGGTTTCAAGAAACCAAAGCTGGATCATGTCACCAGTTTTTCGATTGGTTGATTTTAGCGTAGCTATGACCACAAACTCGATGCCGTCCACCGTTCCACGGTGAACGACGTGACCTGTTGGTTTTTTCATGTTAATATCTCCGATATTAGGGGTTAAACCCCTAAGTTGATGATTTGAGTCCGTTTGAGCAAATCTTCGATTGCCTCTTTTTCGCTGTTGCCTTGCCCTGCTGGGCAACCTACGCAAAGCCGTTGCATGGAAACTCGTTTCCACATTGCCGACCATTTGATTGTACCCTTTGGGTAATGCTCGTTGTCTATTTCGGTCTTAACCGTTATGAAATCTTCCATTGTAATATCTCCGATATTAGGGGTTATAGGTTCCAAGGATTCAAAGAATCCTTCAGTTGCTGTTCTTGCGGTTCCGAAGGAACGAAGGATACCTCGTCCTGATCTTCGATCACCTCTTCAACGGGTTCCCCTTCAGGGGATGCAACCCATCGAATTTGATTGTTCAACAGCATCCGACGTGTGTTTTTTTCCTCTATAAGCTTTGCTAAATTAGCCATTTGATTTTTCCTCGATTTGATTTTGAATTTTTGAGACTGGAAGCCAACATGATCAGGGACACGCTTTCAAAAAGCAAGACTTTTTTTTTACCGTAGGTAGGTCAGCTACCCGAAAAACCACATCCAACGATTGTCGAAATCCACAGCTACGCTGTGCCATTGGATTTGAGATTGAAGACCAAGCAAGCCCAAAGGGCTTGGGGTTGGAGCGAATCAATTTGTAGCCAAAAGAAAGTCCCCGAAGGGGAAGCCCACCCCCCTAGCCCTAGCAAATCGACACCCCACGCCCTGTCCCCGTTCACCCCGTAGGGTTGAACGCCTTAGAGTGTTTCGCAAGTCTCAGTCGGTCAACAGGTAACGCCCTAAAGGGCGTTAATTAGACATAAAGCATGTTGTACGAATCAGGTTCCATAAGTAGCTGACGGTTAACAAGTTAACCGATAGTAGGAGTCCACCCAAAGCACCGATCCCCTCTCATGGGCATAATGCGGGGGGAGGGGGGGGTCATGCTCGCACGATGGATGATTGCATGGAACTGATTACCGCTCACAAAAAAATTCTGACAATGGGCTTGCAAAGCTCCTTTGCAGGTATTTATACTATGGTGACATGAGTGCGATAAAGCGTGATCCTGACGCAATCCCCGAAAACATGCCACCGCTTGAGGAAGCCGAGAAGAAGTATCCAGCGGTTTACACGGGTGAGCGTATGCGTAAGAAGTCCCCTGAGAAGTACGCTAGGGTGGTTGAGATGTTGGTTGCTGGGGCGAAGCTGACGAACATAATGAAGGAGTGCAAGGTGGGTCGCAACACGGTGGCGGCGATAAAGTCTAGGGAGAAGGAGTGCATAGAGGCTGGTCAGCAGATGACGAAGGGCTTGACGAGTTTGGCTGTGCAGATGTCCTTGGAGAAGATTTTGGAGAAGCTGGAGGAGGACAAGATACCAGCGGGGCAATTGGCTATATTGTTTGGCATATTGCGGGACAAGGAGATTCGTGATCAGGGACAGCCAACGCATACCATTGAGGTACGAAAGCGTGTCAGCATAGAGGACGTGAGGGCGGAGCTTGAAGGCATGAAGAGGGCTGAGGTAGTGGAGGGAGAGTTGTTGGATGGCTCTTAGTTGGACTTCACACCCCGTGTTAAAGACACCCACGCGCGAGGAGCAGTTGGCGATGGGAGCCGACAAGTTGTTGAAGTTTTGGGAGCGTAGGGAGGAGGCTATGGAGATGGAGGCTGACGATCCGTTCCGATATGGATATGAGCCTGACTATTGGACGAGGGCTGACGATACCTTGTCCTCTCACGAGGAGATACTCCTGATGGGCGGTAACAGAAGTGGAAAGAGCGAGTGGGCGGCGAAGAAGGTCGTGGAGTGCTTGGTGAACAATCCCTCGACGATCATATGGTGTTTGACGGAGACGTCGGCTAACTCGATTCAGTTTCAGCAGAAGATGATATACAAGTATTTGCCGAAGGAGTACAAGCACTTGGGGCGTGGAAAGGTCGGATACGTGGTGTATAGTTTGCGGAATGGCTTTACTTCCGCCAAGTTTTCGTTGCCGAACAAGAGCGAGGCGATATTCCGAAACTGGAGTCAGGACTTGAGTACGGTCGAGGGTGGTGAGATAGGATGTCCAGAGGAGCCTGTGGAAGGAACTCACAACATAGGTTTTTGGGCAGACGAGTTGATTCCGCTGAGTTGGCTTGAGACTTTGAGGTTTCGTACCGTGACTAGGGCGGCTAAGGGGATATGCACTTACACGGCTGTGGATGGGTGGAACGCCACGACTAGGAGTTTGTTGACGGGAGCTAGGACGGTTGAGTCGGCTCCAGCGAGTTTGTTGGGTGGCGAGGAGGTTCCAGTCGTGATGCAACCTTTGAGGAAAGCGAGCAGTATAGTTTTTTTCCACACGGAGGACAATCCTTGGGGTGGGTGGAAGTCGATGAAGACTCAGCTTGAGGGTGAGAAGCGTGACGTGATATTGTGCCGTGGTTACGGATTGCCGACGAAAGCGGCTAAGACGGTTTTCCCCAAGTTCACTGCCCGCAACGTGGTGAAGGATAGTGAGGTTCCCGTATTGAAGGAGGGAGCTGAGGCTAGGTGGTTCACGGTGATTGATCCAGCGGGGAGCAAGCCTTGGTTCATGTTGCTGGTGGGAATTGATCCGC